TTGTATTGCCGTATATTTCAATACCATGTACATCCTTATATCGCTCAATAAAATCTTTTGTGTCAGCCATTGTGTCAAACTTGCGCGTTTCGAGCGGTTTATGATCAATCATTGATCGATACTCGGTATCGCCTCGAGTCGTAGTATAAAGGGTTGGTTTATACTTGACTCTACGCATGAATGCTTTACCATTCTCGTATCCACGCCAAAGTAAAGTATTGCCGAACCGCTCAATGTTAGTATAAAATGAATTCATAAATCACTCCTAGACTTGTATTGGTCTATCATATATCATAAAATGTAGAATGTCAACTTCAAGCAGCGATTTGCGTGAAGTTTTTGATTTTTTCAAAACGAATGTGGTCATCAAACTTTTCTGAGAACTGCTGGCCTCTATGAGATATAATGTAGATATTGTCATTATTGTTCATTTTGTGCAGAACGTCAATCAATGATTCTACTCCATCCGCGTCTGAAGGACCATCTAAAGTTTCATCCATTATCAAAAGATTAGTTGATACTGAGTTACGTAGCTTTGCGATTGCACGCCAAGTAAACATAATGCTCAGAGAAATTCTCATCTTTTCACCTTCAGAAAAGGATGCGAATGAAAAAGTATCTCTAAATCTAGATTTAATAGTCTCGTTAAAGTTTTCATCTAAGTTGAAGTCAACAAACAATTCAAACTCAGAAAGGTACTGATTGATAAGTTTGTTCATAATCGGAATATACGTACGAATGATACGTGTCTTAATTCCGCCGTCCTTTAGCATTGCGCCGACAACTCCAAGGGTTTCTCTATTCTCATAGAGCGTTGTCTGATCTTCCTGTTTCGTTTTTAAATCATTTGTAAATTCGAGTATCTTGCTTTGATCAATTTCTTCAACTTCACGTTCTGCGCTTTCAAGTTCTTTCTTGAATGACTTTAATTGGCCGATCATAATCTTTACCTGAAGTCGATGTTCGTTTGCAGTATTGTGCAGTTTTTGTATCTGATCTTCGACATCAGAGATTTCACTCAATCTAGTTTCAACTGTTTCAATACGTGTTTTCAATTGATCGATACCGCTGAGTAACTCTGTGTTCTTGTCAGTTTTTTCAGATACAACGTGTTCTTTGAATACGTGTTCAATGCCTTGCTTACACGTTGGACAGTTATCATGATTAGAATAGAATGAAATTTCATCCATATGACTTTTATATTTTGATGTTAGTTCATATATAAGATTTTTAGCTTGTTCTAATGTTTTCTTCTGCTTTGCTTTATCAGTAATTAATGTTGATAGTTCAGTAATTTCTGTTTCTAACTTTTCAATTACTTGTTTTTCAATCTCGATTGTATTTAGATTTTCTTCAATTCTACCTTTGATTTTTTCGACTTCTGTTTCCTTAATTCTCTGAATTTCCTCGTTGTGCTCCTTAGCAGCTTCAATACGAGTTTTCAACAGATCAATTGAATAGTTATTGTCTGTAATCTGAGTTTTATTATCTACGATTTTCTCTTTCAATAGAATATTCATTGTGCTGAAAACTTGAATATCCAAAAGGTCTTCGATTATTTCTCGGCGCTGACCCGCAGGAAGCTCCATAAATGGAACATATGTAGCGCTGCCGAGAATAACAATCTGTGAAAATGATTTGAAACTCATTTTAATGATGTTTTGCTCAAAATACTCTTGATAGTCTCTCGTAGCAGCATCCTTATTTACGAGATCATTATTCTTCCAAATTTCAAATATTCCAGGTTTCATACCACGGCGGATCAGATATTTGTCAAAGCCAATAATAAATTCCAGCTCAACCAAAAGATCCTTTTGGTTGATGCTGTTTATCAATTGCGGTTTGTTGATTCGACGAAATGGTTTTCCATACAACGCAAAAACAATAGCTTCAATAAAGGTAGATTTTGAAGTACCATTTGCACCACTTATGAGCGTTGTTTTGGACTTATTAAGAACGATCTCAATAAATTGGTTTCCTACAGATAAAATATTTTTATATCTTATTTTATTGAATTGAATATGCATTAAGCCCTCACTGCTTTGTACTCATGTTTGCACGAGTAGACTGACGCAGAACCAAACTTCATAATGATAATTTGAATGGCCTCTTCTGGTGAAGAGGCCTTGATCAAATCAATATGTTTTGTTCCTAAAATTACGTGATAATACATCTTTAAACATTAAGCGCTTCTAGATATAATTGATCTACTACTTTCTTGATTTTAGATTTTTCGATCGTTGTTTCGACAGAGTCGATATAGGCGTGCAAAATGTCTTTTGTATCCTTGGCATCTTCCAACATTTCTTCAACACCAGACTCTGAAAGACTTAGATTGTCTTCTACGGACTTGATGTCTGCTGCGCCGCACTCGTTTAATCTGTTCAAGAATAGATCGTATAGATAAGGATTTGTTCTGTTTTTCACTACAACCTTCACATAACAATCTTTCAGAGCTGAAGTGTCAAGAGACGCAATATCGTCAATAGTAAGATCTACGTCGTCATAATTAATCTTATGATATATTCTAACATCATTTTCTATAAATGTCAACTCACGATTTTCAGTGTCAATAACATGAAATCCTTTTTTGCAAGCGTAGTCGGACCAGTTCATTTCGTACTGAGCTCCGAGATACTTGACATTCCCATACTGAGACTGATGATGATAGTGTCCAGAATACACGGCTTCAAAGTGGTCAAACGTCTTGTGATCAAGTCCGTGATCGCTCACGACGCCTTTCATCATTTCGAACCCCTTTAGATCAAAATGCGCGCAAAGAATATGAGCATTTGAATTCTTGAGTGCTTTGAGATTTTTTTCTGTGTTTTCCTTTGTAAGCCACGGACACATTGCAAAACGAGTAGAGCCAAAATCCAACTCAGTAACTTCGTCTTCATAGATATGAATGTTATCATACTCGGTAAGTAGCAAAGCGACTGAATTAATTTCGTTTGTTGTAGTGAAAAATGTATCATGGTTTCCGAGAATAGCATGCATTTCAATGTTTCTCTTCTTCATCTCATCAAAGAAAAATTCTTTGGCACGTTTTAAAGTATAAAAGTTGATATACTTACGACGGTCAAAGATATCTCCTAAATGTATAATCGTATCAATTTCATTTTGTTCTAGATACGGAAAAAACTGCTCTTGAAAGAACTTAGCCTGGTGTTCTAAAAATACTTTAGAGTCCGAGCGTGTTCCGAAGTGCGAATCACAAAGTAATGCTATTTTCATTTACGAGTGCTCTTTTCCTTTTCATATTTAGAAATTGCATTACCGACTTCATCACGTATTTTAATAAGCGTAATGTAATAAAATTGTCTTCTTTCAGCATGCGTATTTTTGTTAGTCAAATTCTTTATATAATCTTCAATTATGACAGGTAACATTATTCTTCCTCGTCTATTGTTTTCTTTTTACCTTTAATCAATTTGCTTTCATAGTCTTCAATAAAGTTGTTGATATAGTCTGCGCTCGTATTTAGATAAAGAGCTATCTCTTGGCCGCCTTCATAAGTTTCTCCCATTGAAATCATTTCGTGAGAAGACTTATATCGTATGTACATCTGCTTTTTTTCTTTTGCAATACGACGCAAAAACGCGTACCAAATAATTTGTGTAAAATAAGCAAACGGGTTTTGAGTTTTCTCTGGATCGAAGTTGTGCATATATTGTAAGCAATTTTCAATGCCATCCATCACCATATCATCTTTAAAAGAATATCCAGAAAAGTTTGGTTTTGTTGAAAGTCTTGAAGCTATTTGATAGATTGACTCGCCAATATATTTTGTTACAATTGGTTTTTCTTCACCACAATTTTCTGCTTCTTTGCAGTCTTTTTGATACTGGACAAGTGCTTCAAAAAGGTCCTTATTATTAATATAGTTCTTTTTTACTCTTTTTTGAATAGTCATAAAGAAATTCCTTTTGTTCTTAATTATTTCTAGTATAACACAACAAATAATAAATGTCAACCAAAAAGAATCAGTTGACAAATATTCTGGTTGTGTTATAATTGGATTATCATCCATAAAAGCTTAAAGGATGATTCAAATATCTATATTATATATTCTGAATGGAAACTGTTCTGATCCATAGATCTCAATGCGTTTTCTGAAGTGTTGCAATGTATAATTTGTGAATGAACCAAACGTGAGATCATCTGTTATATCATATAGTATAGCTTTGTCAGAACCATTTCCTTTGCGCAACGTTCTACCGATGGACTGAAGAGTCTTAATCTCTCCTTTATAAGCAGAAGCAAAGATAGCGTTGTCAATTCGTTTTATGCTAACACCAGTAGAAAAAACACCAAACGATGCAAGAATATCATGTCTCTTTTCTGGATCATTTTCAATGATGTGACGAATGCGTTCACGTTCTTCGCCAGGCGTATTACCATAAATGAAATGTAGGACTCGTCCTTCTTTGCGAAGCAAAGGTTCCAAGATCTTGCCATGTTTTTCAACCCAATCAAAAAGAATAAGATTGTTTTGATTATCCAAAGAGTGGACCAAGTTTTGAATAAATTTGTTTCTCTTCTCATTTGCAAAAATGAATTCACGCTCAGCAGTGTAAATCAAATTCTTTTTTGTTGGATTTTTCTTTTTTAATTCTTTCAAGTTCTTTGCAAAGACTTCTTTCGTCTCATTGCTGTGTTGAAGAACAAGTGCTTTTACTTTAAAATCAGCAACAGTACCTTCATCCATTAGTTGTTTCGTAGTAACAAACCTTTTAATTGGACCAAAAACTCCTTCAAGAATGAGTCTATGTACTTTGGAATCAGTAGAGATCGTACCTGTAAAGCCGTGACGATAGGGTGCATCAGTCAATTTTTCCATAATTGTTGTAAGCGATTTTGCTTGAAACAAGTGAGCTTCGTCTCCAAGAACAACTCGGAATTGATCAAACCATTCCTTTGGTTGACGTATCAGAGACTGCCAAGTTGATATAACAATTGATGAAGAAGTATTCTTATCAACGCCACCTTGAATTTTGTAGATCAAAGAGGGATCACACCCATAGTCAATAAAGTCACCCGCCATTTGGTGTACAAGAGAAATTGTAGGAACAATGATAAGAGTTCTATGCCCAAACGCGCGATAGTAGTGCTGCTGGATAAGATAGATGATGAACGACTTACCCGATGAAGTAGGAGAAAGTGAAAGTGATCTTCTGTTGCGAAGTGCGTTTAAAACATACTGTATTTGATAGTCGCGTGGTTTTAGTTTAGCGTTAAGTTCACGAGCAAGTTCTTCAACATAATCATCAGGAACATCAGTCTCTGGGTGCATCGACTCCGGAAGAACGAGTTCATATTCTCTGTCTTCACAGAATTTTTTTACATAATCTATTAGCCCAGCATAGAGAAGTGGTCTCATTGGATTGTACAGGCGAATATAACCATCCCATACTCTATTCTTGTATGATGGTGTAAACTGATAGCCTGGTGGTCTGAACGAAAAATACTGAGATAGCTCTTGTCTAACGCCTGGATCGCCGGTTACTTTCATGTATACATCGTTAAAATATTCAATTGTTACTACATCTGGCACAAAGATTATCCCCCGGATTGGAATTTTACCCAATCAATAGCTGCTCTAATCATAAAGTTTCTATTGTTGATTTGTTTTATAATATCCTCAAGATAATTTGCTATTTGCATGTGATAGTCGATCTTGAGACTTAAGTTGATAATATCTTTATCACTCTCAATGTATTTATTCACATCTGTTCGAAGAATTTTGAGAGGATTAGGACGCCAGCCTCTGGCTTTCATATCCTCTTCTGCCATAGTTCCAGTATACCATTCATATTTTGCATGCTCAAGTTCTTTTAGATCGGATTTATATTTCCGCATCCGAAGAGCTTCTTTGCTGTAAATCGTATAATATTTGTTATGTAATTGTGGTATTTTGATAGCTTCCTGCCCCAGTTGAGCTTCATCTATCTTGGCGTCCTTCGCCCACATCTCATTCAATTCTTCTAATTGCATCAAAGCCTCATACTATAAAATCTATTTTAAATATTATATAATTTTTTTGTTAAATGTCAACTACTTAAAGCTGTTCTATTTCGTAATAGTCATACTGAAATGTAACAGTTGCTTCTGGATAAACTAAATCAGAAGAGGTTGTATCAAGTGTAATTTCCGAAAGACTTATCGGAAAACAATTGCGATAAGTGACA